GCGCCTACGCCCGCCATCGGGGGGTGTCCGACACCGCCGTCCACAAGGCGATCCGTGCCGGCCGCATCACGCCTGAGGCGGATGGCACCCTGGATCCGGACAAGGTCGACCGGGAGTGGAACAAGAACACCGAGGCCCCGGTGCCGGGCACCCAGCGCCGGGCCGAGACCATCACCGTCAAGGAAGCGCCGGCATCGGCCGATCCGCAGACGCCCACCCTGGGCACCGGCGGCACCTCGCTGCTGCAGGCGCGCACGGTCAACGAGGTGGTCAAGGCGCAGACCAACAAGGTGCGTCTGGCCCGACTCAAGGGCGATCTGGTCGATCGCTCCCAGGCCATCGCCCATGTCTTCCAGCTGGCGCGCAATGAACGCGACGCCTGGCTCAACTGGCCGGCGCGCGTGTCGGCACAGATGGCGGCCACGCTCGGCATGGACGCACACGCCCTGCACATCGCCCTGGATGAGGCGGTGCGCACGCACCTGATGGAACTGGGCGAACTGCGCCCCAAGGTGGATTGATGGATTACGAAGGCGGCATCGAAGTCGAACGCGCCTGGCGCGAGGGGCTGACCCCGGACCCGATGCTGACCCTGTCGGAATGGGCCGACCGGCACCGGGTGCTGTCGAGCAAATCCTCCTCGGAGCCGGGCCGCTGGCGGACCAGTCGCACGCCGTATCTCAAGGAGATCATGGACTGCCTGTCGCCGACGTCGCCCGTCGAACGCATCGTGTTCATGGCTGGTGGCCAGCTGGGCAAGACCGAGTGCGGCAACAACTGGATCGGCTATGTGATCCACCATGCGCCAGGCCCGATGATGGCGGTGTCGCCGACGGTGGAGATGGCCAAGCGCAACTCCAAGCAGCGGATTGACCCGCTGATCGAGGAGTCACCCACCCTCAAGGAACTGATCTCGCCGGCCCGCAGCCGCGACTCCGGCAACACCATCCTGGCCAAGGAGTTCCGGGGCGGCGTGCTGGTGATGACCGGGGCCAACAGCGCGGTGGGGCTGCGTTCGATGCCGGTGCGCTATCTGTTCCTCGACGAGGTGGATGGTTATCCCCTGGACGTGGATGGTGAGGGCGACGCGATCAGCCTGGCCGAGGCCCGCACCCGGACCTTCGCGCGACGCAAGATCTTCATCGTCTCCACCCCGACCATCGCCGGGGTGTCGGCCATCGAGCGCGAGTACGAGGCGTCCGACCAGCGCCGCTACTTCGTGCCCTGTCCGCACTGCGGCCACCGCCAGTGGCTGCGCTTCGAGCAACTGCGCTGGGACAAGCATCACCCGGAGACGGCGGCCTACGTCTGCGAGACCTGCGACACCGCCATCGCCGAACATCACAAGACCGCGATGCTGTCGGCGGGCGAGTGGCGGGCGATGGCCGCCAGCAATGGCAAAACCGCAGGCTTCCACCTGTCGTCGCTCTACAGCCCGATCGGCTGGCGGTCCTGGCGCGACATCGCCGCCGCCTGGGAGTCCTCCGTGAACAAGGAATCCGGATCGGCCAGCGCCATCAAGACCTTCAAGAACACCGAACTGGGCGAGACCTGGATCGAGGAAGGCGAGGCGCCGGACTGGCAGCGGCTGCTGGAGCGGCGCGAGGACTACCGCATCGGCTCTATCCCCGCCGGTGGTCTGCTGTTGGTGGGCGGAGCCGACGTGCAGAAGGATCGCATAGAGGCCTCGATCTGGGCATTTGGGCGGGGCAAGGAGGCGTGGCTCATCGAGCACCGGGTGCTGATGGGCGACACCGTGCGGGACACGGTCTGGCGTCAGCTGGCCCAGATACTGACCGAAACCTGGACCCACGCCTCAGGCGCTCGGCTGCCGCTGGCCCGGTTCGCCCTGGATACCGGTTTCGCCACGCAAGAAGCCTACGCCTTTGTGCGCGCGGCGAAGGACCACCGGCTGATGGCCGTGAAGGGCGTGCCCCGTGGCGCAGCCCTGATCGGCACACCCACGGCGGTGGACGTGACCCAGGCCGGCAAGAAGCTGCGCCGGGGCATCAAGGTCTATTCGGTGGCGGTGGGCATCGCCAAGCTGGAGTTCTACAACGCCCTGCGCAAAGCCGCCGAGGTGGACGAGGACGGCGTCACGGTCATCTTTCCTGCTGGCTTCGTGCATCTGCCGAAGGTGGATGCCGAGTTCATCCAGCAACTCTGCGCCGAACAATTGATCACCCGCCGCAACCGCAACGGCTTCCCGGTGCGGGAGTGGCAGAAAACCCGCGAGCGCAACGAGGCGCTGGACTGCTACGTCTATGCACGTGCCGCCGCTGCTGCCGCAGGGCTGGACCGCTTCGAGGAACGCCATTGGCGCGAGCTGGAGCGGCAACTTGGACTGCCACCAGGGCTGCCGCCGCCAACAGGCGAGCCACCGATAGAAGCACCAACCGACCAATTCACTGAGGCCACCCATCGCGGTGGCCTCGGTGCTTCTGGAATCCCGAAACCCGCGCGGCGCGTCATCAAGAGCCGCTGGATCGGGTGATGTGGGCGTCTTGCCCAAAACCTTCAATCCTCTTTAAGGAAACGCACCATGAGTTTGCAAACCCAGATCCAGAGCTTTGTCCTGCGCGCAGCCCAGGAATTCAACGCGGTCTCCACCAAGATCGGCTCGCTGGCTTCGCTGTCCACCACCGACAAGACCAGCCTGGTGTCGGCCATCAACGAACTGAAGAACGCGGTCAATGCGTCCACCAGCATCGATGACAGCGCGATCACCACCAGCACCACCTACTCGTCTTCCAAGATCGTCGGCCTGCTCGACGCATTGAAGGCTGACATCCTGGGTGGCGCGGATGCCGCGTTCGACACCCTGCTGGAAATCCAGCAGGCCATCCAGACCGGTGAGAGCGCCGCTACCGCTTTGCTGGACGCCGTCAACAAGCGTGTTCGCTATGACGCCGCCCAGGCCCTGACCGCGCCGGAACAGGCGCAAGCCCGCAGCAACATCGGCGCGGTGGCCAGCGCCGACGTCGGCGACACCACCTTCAACTTCGTCGCCGCTTTCGAAGCCGCCCTGATCTAACCCAGCCTGCCCGGATTCCCGCCTTCGGGCGGGGCCGGCTCCCAATTCTTGATCGAGGCATCTCATGAGCACACTCGACACCCACCTGGGCAGCGTCCGCGACTGGATCACCCAACTGCGGCTGGGTAATGCCACCACGCCGGTTCCCGCTGTATTGCCTGGCAGTCGGCAAACCCTGGATCTGGGCCCGGGCGAAACTTTGGAAATCGTCCATGCCAGCGATCCCGATTACCAGCGCCTGGTCTCACTCGCAGAACAGGTCTTTGAGGCGGGAGTCAGCCTGATTCCGGTAATGACAGGGGATACGTCGCCCTTGTGCAGCATTTCCGCGTCGTCGACTCATCCCTCGACGTCAGGTCCCTGGCGTGCCGTCGATGGCAACCTCTCCATGCACTGGACGGCAGCCGCATACGTCACCAGCGGATGGTGGCGCTGTTGCTTCCCGACGCCCAAGACCCTTCTGAGTTATGCCATTACGGCGCGCAACGCTTACGGTGACAGCGGCCCCAGGGACTGGACACTGCGGGGTTCGAACGATGGCGTGAACTGGACCGTACTCGACACCCAGTCCAGCGTGACCTGGAGCAATTCACAGCGCCGACAATTCAGCCTGGCGCAGCCGGCCAACTTCGCATGTTGGGAGATCAATGTCACCGCTACGGCCCGACCGGACTATGAGGGTGCTCTGGCCATGGCCGAGGTGCAGTTCTATGCACCGGCCACGCAACGCATCCTGGTGCCCTCCCCCCAGGACTACCAGATCGAGTACCAGGGTGACCGCACGCTGATCAAGCGCTTGGCCGCCGAGCGTCGGCTGCTTACCGCCATGGTTCGCCTGTGATGATGACGCTGGCGCAGCACATCGCCGCCCTGGCCACGCGCATCGGCCAGGAACTGAAAGCCCGGGTGACCCCCGAGCATCCGGGCCTCGCCCGCGCCTGGGTGTGCTTTGGATGGGTGCGGGGTGAGGTCGTGGTACATGCCGGGCACAACGTCAAAAAGGTCATGCGCCTGGCCCCTGGCAAGTACCGAGTGGTCTTCGCCGAACCCATGCCCGACGAGCACTACTGCTGGCTCGCGTTCGCCCGTAACAGCGACAAGACACTCAAATTGGCCGCAGCCCGAGTGAACTGCGATGACAAGACGGTCGACGACGTGGAACTGGTCTGTGCCACGCCCTCCGGCACGCTTTCTGATTCCAGCGAGATCAACGTCGTGGTCTACCGCTGATGGCCTACACGCAAGAACAACTCGACGCCCTGCAGGCCGCCCTGGCCAAGGGAGAAAAGCGCGTCACCTTCGCCGACAAGACCGTGGAATACCGCACGGTGGATGAACTCAAAGTGGCAATCCGCGAAGTGCAGGCCGATCTGCATCGCCAGGCGGTGGACACCGGCCTGTGGCCACAAGCGCCCCGGCAAATCCGGGTTAACACGAGCAAGGGGTTCTGATGTCCAGAAGAAACACCAAAGTGTCAGCAGGTTGGTTCGGCAAGATCGGCGCGTTATTCGGGCGATCCCCAATCCATGAGGCGGCCGGCAGCGGACGCCGCGCCTGGGCCTGGATGCCGGGCAATCCGGGCGCGGTGGCGGCCATGCTGGCCACCCAGTCCGAATTGCGCACCAAGAGCCGCGACCTGGTGCGCCGTAACGCCTGGGCCAATGCTGCGCTGGAAGGGTTCGTGGCCAATGCCATCGGCACCGGCATCAAGCCCCAGTCCATGCTGGTGAATCCCACGCAGCGCGAGCGCATCCAGTCGCTGTGGCGGGATTGGTGTGAGGAAGCTGACGCCGCCAGCCTGACCGATTTCTACGGCCTGCAGGCCATGGCCTGTCGCGCCATGCTCGAAGGCGGTGAATGTCTGGTCCGGTTGCGCCCCCGCCGCGAAGAAGATGGGCTGGCGGTGCCGCTGCAGATCCAGTTGCTGGAACCGGAGCACCTGCCGGTTTCCATGAACACCGATCTGCCCTCGGGCAACGTCGTGCGCGCCGGCATCGAGTTCGACAAGCTGGGCCGGCGTGTCGCCTACCACCTGTATCGCAGCCATCCCGAAGATGGCGCACTGGCACCCATGTCCAGCCAGGGCGGTATCGACACCGTGCGGGTGGACGCCGCTGAGATCATTCACCTATTCCGTCCGTTGCGCCCCGGCCAGATTCGCGGCGAGCCCTGGCTCTCCCGCGCCCTGGTGAAGTTGAACGAACTCGATCAGTACGACGATGCCGAACTGGTGCGCAAGAAGACCGCCGCCATGTTCGCCGGCTTCATTACCCGGCTCTCCCCCGAAGACAACCTGATGGGGGAAGGCAATTCAGACCAGAACGGTGTCGCCCTGGCGGGCCTGGAACCGGGCACCCTACAAATTCTGGAGCCGGGCGAGGACGTCAAATTCTCACAGCCGGCCGATGTCGGCGCGTCTTATGGCGAGTTCCTGCGCATGCAGTTTCGCGCCGTGGCCGCCGCCATGGGCGTGACCTACGAGCAGCTGACTGGTGATCTGACCCAGGTGAACTACAGCAGCATCCGCGCGGGACTCCTTGAGTTTCGCCGCCGCTGCGAGGCCATCCAGCACGGCGTGATCGTGCACCAGCTATGCCGACCGATCTGGTCTGCCTGGATGGAACAGGCCGTGCTTTCCGGCGCACTGAAGCTGCCGGGCTATGCGAAGCGTCGGCGTGAATACCTGGCTTGCAAGTGGATCCCGCAGGGCTGGCAGTGGGTGGACCCGCAGAAGGAATTCAACGCCATGCTGACCGCCATCCGCGCCGGGCTGCTGTCCCGCTCGGAGGCGATCTCCTCCTTCGGCTACGACGCCGAGGACATCGATCGGGAGATTGCGGCAGATAACGCACGGGCGGATGCCTTGGGACTGGTGTTCGAGTCCGACCCCAGGCACGACCAGCCCACCGCCCTCATGTCCGCCAGAAATACGCCTGCAGAACCCGCACATGCCGATCCGGCGACCGATGCCCTGACGACCGATCCGGCACCCCTGATCTGAAAGGTCCATCCCCATGCTCTATCCGCACTTGGCGGGACGCCTGTTTGGCGTGCCGCTACTGATCCATCGTCCCAAGCTGGACGTGATTCTCTCGGTCCTGGCCCCCCGGTTCGGACTCGACGGCACGTTGCCACAAGCGGCGCTGCCTGCATCACGGCCAGTCGCGTCACCCACACCAGGCATCGCCATCCTGCCCATCCACGGTTCCCTGGTGCGCCGCACACTGGGGATGGAGGCTGAGTCCGGACTTCTGAGTTATCAGGCCATCCAGGTTGGGCTCGCGGCGGCGCTGGCCGATCCCAATGTGGCCGGCATCCTGCTCGACGTGGATTCGCCGGGTGGCGAGGCCGGCGGCGTATTCGATCTGGCTGACCGCATCGCCGCTGCCGCCAAGGTGAAGCCGATCTGGGCCATTGCCAACGAGTCCGCCTTCTCGGCGGCCTATGCCCTGGCCAGCGCGGCTTCGCGCCTGGTGGTCACGCGCACGTCGGGCATCGGCTCGGTGGGCGTGATCGCGATGCACATCGACCAGTCCGGCATGGATGCGAAAGCGGGACTGAAGTACACGCCGATCGTCGCTGGCGCCCACAAGAACGACCTCTCGCCGCATACCGCCATCACCGATGAGGCCCGCGCCATGTTGCAGGCCGAAGTGGACCGGCTCTACGGCCTCTTCATTGACACGGTGGCGGGCCACGGACGCCTGACTGCGGATGCCCTGCGCGCCACCGAGGCGGGCCTCTACTTTGGCGATGCCGCTGTGGCAGCGGGCTTGGCCGATGCCGTGGCCACCTTCGACGACACCCTGGCCGAGATGGCCGATTTCCTCACCCCTCGAACCGTGCAGCGCCTTGCAAGCGCGCGGGCCGAGGCATTCGCTTCACCCCCGCCATCCACCGACAAGGAGATACACATGAATGGCCCCGTTTCTGACACCACTTCTGATTCCGGAATCCCTGCCAGCACTGTTGTTGACAGGACTCCTCCTGCAACAGTGGCTGAACCGACCGCCACCGCCCTGAGTTATGCCGATGCCGTCGATGTGGCCGAACTCTGCCAACTGGCCGGTGTACCCGAGCGCACCGCGAGCTTCCTCTCGGCCCAGACCCCGGTGGCCAACGTGCGCCGCACGTTGCTGGCGCTACGCGCCGAAGGTCCCGAGATTGCCTCCCACCTCAGTCCTGAAGCCATGGCCGCGAAGCCGGAAGCCCTCAAGGACAACCCCCTCATCGCCCAGGCACGCGCCCGTGCCGGAAAGGACTGACCCATGCCGACCAAACCTGTATTCACCGAAGGCCTCAACCTGGGCGACCTCCTCAAATACGAGGCCCCCAATCTCTATTCCCGCGACCAGGTCACCGTCGCCGCCGGCCAGGTCCTGGCCCTGGGCGCGGTCGTCGGCGTGATCACCGCCAGTGCCAAGGTCAAGGTGGTGGATCCCTCCGCCACCGATGGTTCCGAGGTCGCCGCCGGGGTGTTGATCCAGGCGGTGGACGCCAACTTGGCCGACCGAGATGACGGGCTCATCGTCGCCCGCCACGCCATCGTCGCTGACCACGCTCTGGTCTGGCCCACGGGCATCACCGTGGCCGAGAAAAAATCCGCCAGCGCCCAACTCAAGGCGCTGGGCATCCTCGTTCGCAAAGGAATCTGACCATGCCCATGAACAATCCTTTCGACAATCCGGCGTTTTCCATGTCGGCGTTGTCCACCGCCATCAACATCCTGCCAAACAACTACGGGCTTCTGGATCAGATGAACCTATTACCGATCAAGCCGGTGCGCTTCCGCCAGATCGCCATCGAGGAGAAGAACGGTGTCCTGAGCCTGCTGCCCACCTTGCCGGTGGGTTCACCGGGCTCGGTGGGTGTGCGCGGCAAACGCACGCTGCGTTCCTTCGTTATCCCGCATATCCCGCACGAGGATGTGGTGCTGCCGGAAGAAGTACAGGGTATCCGCGCCTTCGGCATGGAATCCGAGCTGCAATCCATCTCCAATGTCATGGTCGAGCACCTGCAGACCATGCGAAACAAGCACGCCATCACCCTGGAACACCTGCGAATGGGCGCAATGAAGGGCGTGATCCTGGATTCCGACGGCTCGGTGCTCTACAACCTCTACAACGAATTCAAGATCAACCCCACGGTCGTTGATTTCAAATTCTCCAACGAGAAATTGGACGTCAAGAAGTTTTGTCTCGAAATCAAACGCCATATGGAACTCATGCTCCAGGGCGAATTCATGACGGGCGTGAAGTGCCTGGTCTCATCGGCCTTCTTCGATGCATTGACGGGCCACGCAACCGTGGCAAAAGCCTATGAGAACTGGCAGACCGGACTGGCGCTGCGCTCCGACATGCGAAACGAATTCACCTATGCCGGCATCACCTTCCAGGAATACGTCGGCGAAGCCTCGGACGGCACTGTCACACGCCGTTTCATCGAACAGGGCGAAGGCCATGCATTCCCCCTGGGCACGGTCGACACTTTCGCCACCTACTTCGCGCCAGCAGACTTCAACGAGACTGTGAACACGCTCGGCCAGCCGCTCTATGCCAAGCAGGAGCCGCGCAAGTTCGATCGGGGTACGGATTTGCACACCCAGTCCAACCCGCTGCCCATGTGCCACCGTCCGGCGATGCTGGTGAAAGTCACGATGTCTTGAGCGCTTTCTGGCGTTCCTTGGTGTAGCGGTACCAGGGCTGCGGCGGGTCGCCGGCCATGAAGCGGGTGGCGGCGATGAAGGTGTCGAGCAGGCACGGGTCGTAGTTGACCCCGTTCTGCCCGCACAACTGCTGAAACAGGACGTAGGGGTCTTGCCCCACAAGGTCCACCGGCTGGTGGATGCCAACCTCGCGCAGGTATCCGGCAACCGCCGGGCCGATGTTGGGGATGGCCTCCAGTGCCAATGCGTCCGCCGCCGTCTTCGCTTTCTTCATGTCTCTGATCCATCCCGCAACTTTCAAAACTGAGCGCCATGATAGCCATCGAATCCCTGTATGACGCGGCGGCCCGGTCGGGCCTGCTCCAGGAAGCCATCTGGATCCCCGACCTGGGGCCGGTGAAGGCGACCTGGGTAGAGTTTCGTGCGCCCGACGCCTCCATCCTCGATGGAATCGGGATATCCACCGACTACGCCATGCGCTTCCCGGCGAGCCGTCTTGTCGACATAAAACAGGGCGACACGGTGGAAATCGGCGGTGCGGCCTATCGGGTGCGCGAGGTACGTGCGGTGGGCGATGGATCCGAGCACCGCGCCACCCTGACTCGCCTGTAGGAGGCTTCCTTGAATTCCATCCGTGAACGCTGCCTGCAGGCGGTGGCGGGCCTGCTATTGCCTGTCGCCCAGGCTCAGGGCGCGACCTTTCACCGCTCGCCGACCACCGGCATCACGCGTGAGCAGTCCCCGGCGCTGCTGGTGTTTCCCGAGTCGGA